GTTTGGATTCAAAAAAAGTATATTTTTGCTCATTTTCAAAAAAGAGAAAAAAGAGAAAAAAGAGAAAAAAAAGAGAAAAAAAAGAGAAAAAGAGAAGAAAAGAGAAGAAAAAGAGAAAAAAGAGAAAATAAAAAGAGAAAAAAAAGAGAAAATCGGATCCTAAAAATATGAATAAAAAATTACTTAAGGATTTATTTTCTTTATATTGTATATATAATAAAATGGTAATTTATAATTGCCAAATCTGTAACTTTTCAACCGATAAATCGACTAATTATTCACGTCATTTAATAACAAAAAAACATTTAAGGAAGGTTAAAGAAAAAGAGAATTTATTGTCACATATAGAGATCCAGGCGTTGGATCCTAAGATCCAGGTATCGGATCCTAAGATCCAGGCATCGGATCCTAAGATCCAGTTATTGGATCCTATTTTTTCAGAAAAAGAGAAAATGTCAAAAATGCTGAATGAATATATTTGTGAATATTGTGATAAAAAATTTAAACACAGAACAAATTATTATAGACATGTTAAACATAGGTGTAAAATTAAATTAAAAAAACATATAAACGACTTAAATAATAATGATTTAATCAAAAAGGATATATCTGTCCAAGAAATAATAGAAATGAAAATGGAGGAACAGAAATTAGAAATGAATAATAAAATGGAGGAACAGAAACGAATATTTGAAGAAAAATTATTAGAAATAACGGAAAATAAATGTAATAATACTACAATCAACAATGGTAATATAGCTGATAATATGATAAATAATAATCAAAATATTACGATACAAATTTTGAATGAGATGAAACCAAAAGATTTATTAAATAAATATTATCATAATACGCCATCATTGAATGAATTGATGGAATATTTAAAAAATGAATATATTACAGCGAGTGATGCAAAGCAAATCAAAAATGTTGAAGATCAAGAAATACAAGATCAAAAAATAAGATTAAATTTCATAGCCTATGCTGTAAATGATATTATTAATCATTCAACAAGAAGATTAATAGAAAGTAAGGATTTGAAGGATGCATATTGTAATAGTTGTTTGTTTCTGAATGATGGTAGTATGAGAAAATATTTAGAAAAGGATATTTCTTGGGATAATAGTGGAGATATTAATAAAATTCAAAAATTAGTAAGTGAAATATGTAATCAGACTATAAGGAAACATAAAGTATTTGGACATAGACCACCGTCTAAAGATGAAGAAATATCATTAGCAAAGCAAATATTAAAAATGAATAATTGGAGTAGAAGTAAGAAACATTTAATAGAAAATGTTAAAACGGATGTAATGGAAAATGATAGTAAAGATGAAGATTCTGATTGTTTAATTAAAAATAATATTTTTAATAATGATGAAAAAAAAATAACTTTAAAAAATATAAATGAGTAAAGATTCATAAATTTTTTTATTCGTTCTAAAATAAATGAATAAAAATATTTTTACGGCAAAAGATATGAATTTCAATGATTGTAATATTAGTCAATTGAAAATAATTTTTGAATTTAATTTACCTCTAATTACAAATTATCCAAAATTATTAATTAAACTCTATTTAAATCCAAATTTCAATAATTGGCTTAAATCTAATGATATAAATTATAATGATAGTAACATGGTTTTGAGAAAAATAATAAATGCAATAAATAAAAGAACATTGAATGAAGATGGAAAATTGATTATTCAAGAAATAAATTTGGATGACAGCGAATTATGGAAATTGCTTATAGATGAATTTTTATATGAAAAATTAAAAAATGAATCATTTGATTCAAATATTTGTAAAAAAAAAAATAATAAATCATATAGAACTAAAAATAAAATTAAATTTAAAACCAAGAAAAAATTTTAGAACGAAATCTACATATAATCAATTTGTAAATTTTTCATCATTTGATTATTTTTTGTAAGTCCTAGAATAGCATTTTTAAGTTTTAATGCTTCGGCATCTCTTTTCTTTTGATAATTATCATTTGGTGAAAATTTTTGCTTATAATTTTCTAATAACAATTTTGTTTTTTCTTCAATATTATTTTTATCGACTATATTTTCATCTAAACCACCACCTTCCATTAAATGAGAAATATATATATTATTTAATTCCTTTTTTAAATTTTTCATATTTTTATTTTTATAAGATTCGATAGCATCTTCTAGTTCTTCTAATTGTTGAATTTTCTCTCCATAATTTTTATAAAATTTAATTTGCATTTTTCGAATAATATTGGATAATTGTTTTTTATATTCTTTTTCGGATTCTTGGAGTTCAATATCTAATTGATATGCTTTTTCTCTGACTTTTAAATATTTTTGGTCATTAGGGGTTATTACTTGTTGAGAATTTTCTGACATATTATATATTTTTTATTTATATATTAAATTTATTTAATAATAAATAAAAATTTAACGCTTTAATTATTATTTATTATAAACCATAGTAAAACATTTAAAACTATTATGATCAAATTTGGATTTATTTATATTTTTTTCAGTTCCTATTAATATTTTCTTATTATGTTTTCTAAAATGTCTTACATAAATAGTCTTTCCATTATCGGGTGATTCAAAAATAAAGACTTGTTTTGTTTTTTGGTTGGTCATATGTAAATTGGAAATATTTTTTTAGATTTAATTTAATATTTTATTTTAATTAAAATAAAATATTATAGTATGAGTACAATTGTTATAAATGTTATTGATAATAAAAGTGCACATTTCTGGCATTTTTGTATGGGAGAATTTTTACCAATTGTAGCAATCATTGCAAAACTTAATCCAAAGAAAGTATATTTATTTAATCCTATTCGTGATTGGGGAAAAGGATTAGATAGATTTTATATTGATATTTGTGAAGATGATCTAAAAATAGAATTTACAAATAAAATACGTAGTGAAAAAGTATTAGAATATAGGTGTTGGGATTTTGATTGGAATGATCATGATATAGAATTATGTTTAGAAGCAATCAAATGGTTAAAAATTAGAGCAAGAAAACATCTTGAAAAAAAAAATAAAAATATAAATCGTGATGAAATTCTTATTCAGATTCGAAAAAATAATAAAGAAATGACAAAATATTACAATGATGAATTTGATGAAAATCAAGCTAAAGTACAAAATCAAGTAAAAGGACACAGTAAATATGGATTTGATAGAAGAGGATATTATGATATGGAAACTTTAATTTATTTGTTTCCAAATTCAAATACTCGTTTATGTTATGGAGATGGTAAAAATATATATGATCAAATAATCCCTTATTTATATAAAAAAAAATTAATACTTTCTCATGGAGCAGGAATGTTTTTTATTTTTTTTATGGAAAAAGGTTCAAAAATTATCGAAATTATTCCTCCACATAAATATCTATCCAAATGTGGGGCAGCACAAGGATTAAAAAGAATATGTTTAGTTCAAAATAATTATTTAAAACAATTAATCTTAAAGGATAAGAGTAGTGTAAAAGTTTTGAATAAAAAATCATTTTCATTTAATCATAAATTCAGAAAGAATAATGAAATAGTGATTCAATATCCAAGACAAAATTTTAAAAACAGATATTATAATGTATTGGAAGGTTTTAAATTTAGTAAGAGAGAAAAGAATATAAATTTTTTAAAAAATTTATTTTTAATTTTGTTATTGATAGTTATTATATTTTTATATTTTTTTTATAATAGATGATTTTTTTATTTTGTTACCACCTTGTTTGAAATCTTTGGATCTATTTTCAGCTGCAATTGCACATAAATTTCGTTTATAATTTTTTTCATTTATTATTTTTTGTTTTTGTTGTAAAGAATGATAAATAGTATATTGTAAATATTTATCATTATTCGTTTGAATGATTGGATTCATTATTTATATTTAGAATAGATTTTATTTTAATGTATATATTTTAAAAATAATTCAATATTTTTAGAATCTAAATCAGTGGAGATACAATTTAATACAATTTTTTGACCATTAGTGGATAAATTCCTCCAATTGTTTTTAATATTGAGCCATGCTTTAGCCTGAAAACTTTTAACGAAATAAGTAATAGATTTATTTTTTATGAAACATGTAAATTTTTTTTGACCGAATTCATTGAAATATTTATGATTATTTTTTATTAATTTTGCAAATTCTTTTAAATTATAATATTGCAATGGTAATAATGTTTGAATGATTTCGTTCATAAAATCTTGTAAAATATTTGTACTAATATAATATTCGGATATATTTTCATTAAATAAATTTGGATTAGAATCAAAATTTTGCCAGCATTTATATAAATTGGGAGATAATTCTTTATAGTCTTTTTCACATTTTAGGTTAAATATATTTTGAGCCTTCATCCAACCAAATAAGGAAATATCTGCTAATGATATTTTATCACCTAATAAAAATGATTGTTTTTCATATATTTTTTCTAATGCTTTTAGTGTATTTTTGAATGAACCATCTAATAATTCTCTTGAGATTTTATCATAGGATAGATGATATTCTAATCTAGATAATTGTCTATCAATAAATTTTTTTTTTTTTTTTTCGTGATTAATAATATTTTTACTGAATATTAATTTACTAATAAAATTTTCAAAAATTGAATTTGTAACAGTTATACTAGATATATCTTTACTATTGTACCAACGTTGGTGATAACCACCAGCACATTGCCACCATTCATCAAAATAAAATTCAAACAGAGAAATCAAAAAATATGTTGGTGTAATAAATTTTTTATAATTTTTTTTGATTATAGAGTAAGGGTTTGGTAATAGATTTTCATTATCCCAATATCGGATAATTTGTTTACTATCAAAGAAACCTCCATAATTTGTAATATAGTATGGCATAACGGGCATATTACCTTTTCCTTTACCATCATAAATTGGATGATAGTTACATTTTGGGTTGAGTGCGATACCATAGGAAAAAATTTTTGTTAAAATATAGATGATGAGATTATATATGGTAGAATTGGAATCTTCTGGAATATATGATATTTTTTTTTTATAATAAAGGGCGCAATATTTTATTTTCAAGAAATAGGGTGATGCATTATGTCCGAAAAGGATATCATTTAAATCAAAAAAATGTAAAAAAAATAATATTATATTGGATAATAAATTAAATAGTAATTGTATGAAATAATTTAAAATCATTATAATAAAAAGGGATGATATAATCTTTAAATATTAATTATTTAATATAAATTGGGTTAATAATATTGAATAAATAAAATTTAATTTAATATTTCCCAAGATTCATCAGAAGTTAAAGATAAGTCTTTATAATATATTTTTTCATCAAGTATGTTTATAAAATGTAGTATTTCATTATTTTTTTGTAAGAGAAGTAATAGATCATGAAGATCGTCATGATTAGTTAGAACATATGAGAATGTAATAGATTCGGATAATTTGGAATAGTGAATTTGTTTAAAATTTTTTAGTTTATGATTATTAAAAAATATGTTTGGGTTAGGTGAATAATTATTGATGGTGTGTGGATCGAGATATAAAAATTTGTTTTGGTTGTATCCAACAAAATAATAGGATGAGTTATTTTCGCCACCGATAAATCCATAGTTATTGGGATGTGAGAGTAGATTTTGGATAATGGCAAAGTGTTTAGTGTTGAGTCCATTATTACCGAATTTAAGAGATAAACATAAAATAATTTTTTTATTTTGATTAAGATGGTCAAGAATATCTTTTTTAATGATATTTGAATCATAATGTAAAATGATAAGATTGGATGAATGAATAGTTTGATTAAAGATGAGAGATAGTACATTAATAAGGGAATGACTTCCATAGTAGTTACCGATTTTAATATTCAATAAATTATTTCCTTTTTGTACAATATTATGAATAGATAAGATGGATTGTGGAGAATCATTAAAATATGATATGAGAGAGGGAGGATCAATATTGGGTAGATTTTGTTTTAGGATGATGTAGAGCATCATTTGACCGCATCTGATTGTGCATCCCCAGCCAACATCATCGGTAATATGAGTAAAATTTTTATGGATAGGTGGGAAATTTTCGACATATGTGAATAGTATGAATTGTTTTAGGATAGAGGAGTTAATATTAGGTAATGATTTACCTAGAATAATATAATTTGTCATTTATTTATATTTATTATAAATATAATTTTAAATATTTTTGATAAATATAAATTTATGAATTAGAAAATGGCAGATAAAAAATAATTATTTTTTAGATTTTGTTTTAGATTTTTGTGATTTTTTTTTTTTTTTTTTTTTTTTTTGTGTTTTTTTTTTTTTTTTTTTTTTTTTTTTTTTTTTTTTTTTTTTTTTTTTTTTTTTTTTTTTTTTTTTTTTTTTTTTTTTTTTTTTTTTTTTTTTTTTTTTTTTTTTTTTTTTTTTTTTT